CCTACCCTGAACTGAAAGGTAAAGATCCTCAGCAGAAAGCTTTGGATCTTAAACTACCTACTACTGGAACTATTATTCATAAAGTGACAGAAGAAGTTGACTCTGGTGAGATTATATCATATAATACTCTGAAGATACTTGAGGATGATACTGTAAGTAGTCTTAGTAATTCATTACGCAATATGTCTATAGATTTATGGACTGTGTTTCTAAAGGAGAGATTTGTTGAAACTGTTTAAAGGTGAAGTAGAAGAGTCTGATGATCCGAGACCTAATCATTATAGTCAGAAAGAAGGGCATGTAGAATGTATTAAGGTTATTAAGCAGCTATGTGCAGAGCATCAGAATGATCCGTATACGGATTATAATCGCTATCAAGCGTTTAAGTATCTCTGGCGTCTAGGTCAGAAAGATGATGTACTATTAGATATTAATAAAGCTATAACGTTCTTAACGTTTGCGAAAGAAGCTATTGAGGAAGAAAGAAAAGTAGATGGATGATAATCAAAGTAAAATTGAAGAGATTGCTAGTAAGGTATTAGGTAAGACTTCTGACGGTCAAACTATGATGCGTTATGAGACGCCAGATGAAGTAGATAAGACTCTGCTTGTGGGTATTCCGCGACACCTTAATCGTACTCAGTATAACTTAACTGGTGAAGAGTTTAATGGTGTTGATACCTGGAACTCATATGAGTTCAGTTGTTTATTAGATAATGGCTTTCCTATCTCTGGTTGGTTGCGTTGGACTTATGCTTCTCATTCAGAGAATATTGTAGAGTCTAAGTCAGCTAAGCTATATTTAAACTCATT